ATCTTCGGCGGCTGGTTTGTCACAGAGGCGCGAGCGAATGGCGTAGGCCCCCCCGGGCAGGTGCTCCATGACGACTCGGTCACACCCGCCACGACGCGTGAAGTATGGGCCCGCTGGGTGCCGGACAACACAATCACGTTCAACTTCAACGGAAACGGACAACCGAGTGTGACGCGCTATGTTCCGCACGGTACGGAATGGGCGACGTTTCGCGGATGGGATACTGAGAGCGGAATCCCCACACTCCCGATCCGTATAGGCTACACCTTTGAAGGCTGGTTTAACATACCATCTGTGACAGGTGGCATGGACATCATGGAAATGACAGGCCACATCATACATAACCATATATTCTGGGCCCGCTGGACACCAGTCGCCCCCCACACAATCATATGGGAACTAAACGGCGGCGCATGGCCCAGCGGCTTTGAACCGCCGGCGACAGTGCCCCACCACGGCACAATCTATGAGCCGCCCGTGAATCCAATCCGTCCCGGCTGGGACTTTATCGGGTGGCGGGATGTCACCTTCCCAATAACGAATGTGACTGCCAATGCAACGATTACCGCACTGTGGGATGAAGCCGACCTCTACCTAGAGTTCCGCTTCGACGGTGACAACAACAACCGAAGCGGTCTGCTCACGAGACCATTTGACTACATCCGCATCCCAGTTGTACCGGGCGAGCCGATTGACTGGACAGCGACAGCAGACGCGGCATATGTAGCCGCTATCGGCAATATCTACACCACAGGCGCACCGTTCGTAAACCTCGTGGAAGGCCATGCGTTCTGGGGCTGGTTCGATGACGCGGCACTGGACTATGGCCAGGCAAACCGCGGCTTTGATCAACGCAGGAGACCCATGGTAGGCGAAACAGGCTGGGATATAACAGCTCCGAACTTCATCTTCACAGAAGCAGATTTTGAGGAGCTGGGCGACGGCACTGTGATTTCCGTCACCGCCATCTTCTCCCTCTGGGGCGATGCGAATGATGATGATCGAGTAAACGCAGACGACATCACGTTCATGCACCGGCGGCTATTCGACATTGCAGTCGGATACGCCCACTACGGCGACCCGATCAATGAGCGGGCGGCGAATGTAACAACGTCTGGTGCGCTAGGCCCGGATGATATCGCCAGACTCAATCTATGGATATTCGACCAAGCGCTCGGATTCCCAGCCGTCGGCGCAGTGCTAGGCAGACCGTAAGCTATTAATCGGAGAAAGCAGACCTGGATGATGCAGGTGTTGTAAGACGGCTGTAATTGGAGTGCGGCGAATATATCGAAAGTGCGTTTCCAGATCATGGGAACGCACTTTTTAATAGTTCCTAATCACCCCATACGGGGCGGGATGGCGCGGTACACTACCACCCCCCCAAAGCCCAGGATAGGCAGTATACAGGTTCATACCGAACAGCAAACACCTATCCTGGGCCTTCTCCTCTATATAACGCTAAAACGCGACATGCGGCCTGACGAGCAATTTCCGCGCAAAGAAAAAGGTACTGTGATGGCTTAGAAAATCGTTTGCGGGCTCGCCGACCCCAAAAAACACTCAGTTAGTGAGGTGCAAAAATGGCGAGGTTTAATTGAAAACGCGACGGAGGTACCGAAAACGGCCCCGCAATCGCCGCTTTTTAAGGCGCTGGGGACGGTTCCGTAGAAAATCATGCCGTTTGCGGCGTTGGAAAGGAGCGAAGCCGATGGCAAAGAAGAAGCAGGACGTCGTTGTAGACGATGGCGCGGTCTATGTGCTTCGCGCTGGAACGCCGGTTTACCTGAAAACGGCTGACATTTGCGCCATGACGGGCAAGAGTAACCAGTGGATCGGGCAGCTTGTCAGTCAGGGGACAATTCACAAGCGCGGTACGCCGCACGGTGCGTTGTTCGACCTGACAGCGACGATGCGCGCTTACTGCGATTCGCTTGAGGCCCGCGCTGCGGCGGCGGCCGAGCGCGCGGCGGCGAATCCGGTCGAAGAGGAGCGGCAAAAGGCAGAGGCCATGCTCAAGAAAGCCCGGGCAACCGTCGCCGTGATGGAGCTCGAGGAGCTCCAGGGCAAAATGCACCGCTCTGAGGACGTGGCTGCCATGACCGAGGATCTGATTTACGCAATTCGCGGCGTATTGCTTGCCCTTCCGGGTAGGTTGGCGATTGACGCGGCAAATTTATCGGATCCATCGGAGGTGTCCGCGCTGATTCGGAAGGAGGTCAACAGCGCCATGGGAGAAATTTCCCAGTACGAGTACGACCCCGTCAAGTATGAGGAGCGCGTCCGTGAACGAAAACGGTGGGAGAAGATTGACCGCGGGGAGATTGTCGATGAAGGCGACTGACGCAAGACGGCTCAATGCAGCAATCGCCAAAGCGCTCCACGGTATGAGGCCCCCGGAGAACCTGACCGTCACGGAATGGGCAGATAAGCGGCGACGGTTATCTCCTGAGAGCTCTGCTGAGCCTGGCCCGTGGCGAAATTCACGAACACCGTACCTCAAGGGGCCAATGGATGCGTTTTCCGACCCGAAGGTGCGACGCATTACATTTGTTTCATCCTCGCAAATTGGCAAGTCCGAATTTCTGAACAACATCATTGGATATATCATTGATGAAGATCCCGGAAGCATCCTGTTCATCCATCCCACCACGGTTGACGCGAAGGACTATTCTAAACTCCGTGTGGCACCGATGATTCGCGATTGCAAAACGCTCAAAGGAAAAGTAGCACAAGCCAAAAGCCGAGACAGTGCAAATACGATTTTGCAGAAATCCTATTCGGGCGGACTGCTTACCATGTGTGGTTCGACCGAGGCACATTCCCTCGCGTCAAAGCCTATTCGCAATGTCCTTGGCGATGAGCGAGATAGGTGGGCGACATCAGCGGGAAAAGAAGGTGATCCGTGGGAGCTTGCTATGGCGCGCCAGATTACCTTCTACAACGCAAAAGCCGTCGATGTCTCTACGCCGACGATAAAGAACGCAAGCGCGATTGAAGATTCGTATTTGGAGGGGACGATGGAGCGGTGGTGTGTGGAATGTCTCCACTGCGGGGAGTATCACGATATTAAATTCTCCGACATCCGCTATGAGTATGTCTCGGAGGTTGTGCGTGGGAAGAAACAGTTCGCAGTGACGAAAATTTGGCATGTCTGCGCCGGATGCGGTTGCATTTCGACTGAGCAGGAAATAAAGAAGCAGCCCGCGAAATGGATTGCAGAGAATCCAGATGCCTATAAGCGGGGGCATTGTTCTTATTGGCTGAATTCCTTCGTGAGCCCATGGGCCACGTGGGAATCGACCATCCTCAAGTATCTGTTTGCAATCGGTAGCGCCGAGAAGTTGCAGGTTGTGTACAACACCCGTTTTGGGGAGTTGTGGGAAAACCGCGGCGACCTTGAGGATGAAGAAAGCGTCATGGCACGGCGCGAGGAATACCCGGAGGAAGCCGATCTGCCGGATGGCGTTTTGGTGCTGACTTGCGGCGTTGACACGCAGGATGACCGCTTTGAGTATGAGGTCGTGGGGCACGGTCACTTCGGAGAGACCTGGGGCATTGAGAAAGGTGTCATCATGGGCCGCCCGGATGATCCTGGCACGTGGGAGAAGCTGGACGAGGCCGTTTTTGATCGCATTTTCCGCTTCGAGGGTGGCCACGGACTGCGTGTGTCCCTGAGCTTCGTCGATGAGGGCGGCCACTTTACACAGGATGTCCGGCAACAGTGCCGGGAGCGGCTTGACAAGAAAGTTTTTGCCATTGCCGGAAGCAATAAGTTTGACGCGCCATTTACCGCGCCACCACGGAAGCAGAAAATCGTCGTGAACAAGACGGAGATCGGGACGTGCTGGCGGTATGACATCGGCGTTTCTGCCGGGAAGCAGATTGTTATGGACAATCTGCGTGTGCAGACGCCCGGCGCGAGGTATTGTCATTTTCCGAAGCGCGACGATTACGACCACGCTTATTTTGCGGGGCTGTTATCCGAGCGTCTGGTCTATAAGCAGGGGAAAAAACAGCCGTGGGTATGGGAGAAAATACCCGGCCATGAGCGCAACGAAGCGCTCGACTGTCGCAACTATGCGCTGGCGGCCTTTAAAGCGCTCCCCAAAGACCTTGACGGTATAGATAGACGGCTAAAGGCGGCGCGGGGAGAAGCGGTTCCAGAGACCGTTGCAACGGCTCCTACAGTGAAAAAGAAGCCGACCCGTAGCAGGAAATCTTCAATCAGCAAACATTATGACGATTGGTAGGTGGGCATTATGGCACGAAACAAGGCTGAGATCAGAGCACGGCTCGCGTTCTGGCAAAGCGCACTTAAAAAGATGCGAGAGGCATACTTGGCGCTTGTCGATGGCGGTGTGAAGAGCTATACCATTGAGGACAGACAGCTCACCCGCTTCGACATCCCCGATCTGCTCAAGCAAATCAAGGAGGCCGAGAAGAAGGTTGACGAACTGACCGCTTTACTTGAGGGCCGGGGCCCTCGCAAAGCGTTTGGGGTCATCCCGCGCGATTGGTAAATTGGGTTTAGGCCCCTACCTTCCTGGGGGGGCTTTGCCACGGACGGCCCAGCGGAGTTTCGCTCCTTTCGACGCTGTGTTGTCCGTTTATATTTCGATGATTGGAGGCGTTAGCCTTGAGTGCAGGATCCTTATCAAATGA